GTTGTTACAGAACGAGACTTAACGACAGTAGTGCCTAACGTAGCGACCAGTATTGGTGCAATGGCTGGTGCCTTCCAATGGGGCCCAGTAATGGAAAGAATTACAGTAACGACAGAAAATGATTTAGTAAGAATTTTTGGTGAACCAAAAGGTAAACCACAAGTTATCGAATCATTTTATGTTGCGTCAAACTATCTTGCATATACAAACAACTTAATTGTTGTAAGAAATGTATCTGATAATGCGAGAAACTCTGTTGTTGGTGATGATGATGCAGCCTCAGCAACTGCTGGAACGGTTGTTCATAATGTCGAAGATTACGATAGTGATATTGCATCTTTGGCAGGAACCGATGTTTTGTTTCTCGGAAAATATCCCGGCAAACTAGGTAATAGTTTGAAAGCCCATGCAATAGACAAGCATGGTTGGAACGCAACAGGTTTAACAGGTGAAGATGCAGATATTCAAACAATTTTTAAAGCTGCGTTTGACAGAGCACCCGGCACATCTAACGATGTTGCTAAAGCAAATGGTTGGGATGGTGTTACTACTGATGTTCTAGGTATTACTATTGCAGCTGGTGATTATCCAGTTGGAACAGAAATAACACAAACACGAACACCTGCGGTTGGTGATGTAACAACAATCAAAGGTGAGGTCACAGGAAAACCAGCTGGACATCTATCTGCTGAAGATTATATTCCTTACAAGCCAACAACAGCATCTGCATTTAAACCTACTGGTACAGTAACAGAAAACGGAATTTCCGTTGTATATAGTACCGTTACAGATGGAACAAATGCAAAAACCGTTACAAGTGTTACACACGATGAACCTTATACATTGAACAATGACGAAATGCACGTTATCGTTATTGACGAAGATGGATTGTTCACAGGAGAGCCAGGAGAGGTTCTTGAACGTCATGCTCATGTAAGTAAAGCAGAAGATGCTAAAAAGATTGATGGTTCAACCAATTATGTTGGTAATGTTCTGCGCACACAATCACAATATATTTGGTTGGGTGATCCTAAAGAATTGGATATTACATCTTCTAAAGTTTCAGGCGGAACACCTATGGCTGGTTATGTTCATGCTGGTTCAGATAAAGCAGGAAGTGTATTTTTGCCAATGGATGGTACTGCAAAAATTCCTGGCGGTTCATTGACTCAAGGTGTTGATGATAATGAACTTAGTGAAGGTGAGTTGATTGCTGGTTACGAACTTTTCAAAGAGCCAGAAGTTGTTGACGTTACTTTGGTATTGGGTGGTTGTGGTAATACAACCGTTAGTCGTTGGATTATCGACAACATTACTTCAGTTCGTAAAGACTGTATTGCATTGGTATCTCCAAATAAAGCGTCCGTTGTTAATCCTGCTTCTAATAGTGCAGCAGTTGCTGCTCTGGAAGCTGATAATACAGCACTTGGTTCTTCAAGTTATGCTGTTATGGATGGTGCATGGAAATATCAGTATGACCGATATAACGATGTTTTCCGTTATATTCCAATGAACGGTGATATTGGTGGTCTTTGTGCAAGAACTGATTTTACACACGATGCTTGGTGGTCACCAGCAGGATATAATCGTGGTACAATTAAGAACATTGTAAAACTGTCTTGGGAAGCAAATAAAGCTAACCGTGACGTAATGTATCAAATAGGTATTAATCCACTTATTACTCCAAGAGGTGCTGGAGTATTACTTTTCGGTGATAAAACAATGCAAGTAATTCCAAGTGCATTTGATAGAATTAATGTTCGTAGGTTGTTCATTGTTCTTGAAAAAGCAATTTCAATTGCTGCTAAGTCATTGTTGTTTGAGTTCAACGATGAGTTTACAAGAGCACAGTTTGTTAATTTGGTTTCACCTTTCTTGAGAGATGTTCAAGGACGAAGAGGTATCACAGACTTTAAAGTAGTTTGTGATGAATCTAACAATACAGGTCAGGTTATTGATACGAACAATTTTGTTGGTGATATTTACATCAAACCAAATCGTTCTATCAACTTTATCCAACTGAACTTTATTGCAGCTCGTACAGACGTTTCTTTCTCAGAAATTGGTGGATAAGTCTTATAAATATATAAAACAATAAAGGAGTAAATAAAAATGGCTAGTATTACAGATTTTGCTGCACGATTTAAAGGTGGTGTTCGTGCTAATCTATTTAAAGTAAATTTGACTGCTCCAGAAATATTTGTTGACTTACAATTTCTGGTTAAAGCTGCAAGTTTGCCCGGAATAACGGTTCCAGCAATTGACGTTCCTTTTCGTGGTCGTCAATTAAAGGTTCCAGGCGACAGGACTTTTGATGATTG